CGTCACCTTTGGTGAGGATTTGGACATGATTCCCGTGCTCTTTCAATAGCTTGATGATCTCGCGTGTAGCGCTGCTATCATAACCTGTCGGGTATGGATCGCACGTGAAACACAAGTGGATGAGCTTTCCAGTGATATGCTCCTTTTCGAGTTGCTTTCTGACTTCCTCCACAATGCCGGGGCGCGGCTGTACATTGCTGTGGAACGCCTCACGGTCTTTGTGCAAGACTGACGGCGCAAAGCAGTAATAGCAGCGGTGCGGGCAGCCGGTGTAAATGTTCAGCGCCAGATCGCCATACTCTTTGGCTTTGCCTTTCGGCTCGTAGATCGGTGGTTTCATCCGTTTTCCTCCTGTTTTTGTATTTTTTCCGCATGCCGCGGTCATAGTCTTTCTTCGGGAAGCAGCGCGAGGTGCATGTCTCGCGCCGCTTGCAGTTATCGCAGGGGTTTGTCATGGATTCGCCCACCATCTGGGGCCGTAGTATGGCACCATCGGGAGCTGGTTATATACCGGGTACGACGGAATATAAAACGGCACATACTCTTTCTTTGGCTCTTCCAGTGCTTTGTTGAAAGCTGCAAGCTGTTCTTCGTTCATGGCACCGATTAACTCCGCCAGCTTTGCCTTTTCCTGCGCGGCCCGTTCCTCTGCCTCTGCGGCCCTGCGTCTCGCGTCCTGCGTCTCGGTCTTCGCCTCGCTGTCACGGATCGTCTTGGCGATGATCTCTTTGGCGTCCTGCGCTTTTTTGTGGTCTTGGATTGTGTTTACAATCCTCATTCCGATGATGAATGTGGTAATCCACACCAGTGCGAAAATCTGAATGTTCACAGTTCCTCTGCCCTCCCGTATTTCTCGAACTCCATCCACCAGTCGTACACGTCCTCTGCGGTCGTTCCCATGCGCCACGCGCCGTCGAGTTTTCCGCGCCGCGCTCTCTCTTTGAGCATCGCATCAAACGCCCGGAGGTATGCCGCCTTGTATTTCGGCCAGCGCAGGAAGTCGCGCTCTCGGGATCTGATCCGCGCCATGGGGCAGCCGATACAGCCGAGCCGTGTAAATCCCTGGTTGTACAGATCGCAGTATGGTACCTTCTCCGCGAGGATAAATGCCCACACGTCATCGTCCGTCCAGTCGATGATTGGGTTTACCATGGTCTTTCTCCGCCGATAGCAGCTCTCCACAAGTCTGCGGTTTTCGTCGCTATCGTTTGTCAGGATTAGGCTTCCGTGGCGTTCGTTGATCTCGAATCCGTCATCCTCGTCATCAAAAAGCCCAGTCTGGCCCTCCACCTCGCTGGGCCGGAAGTCGCCCTGGATAACCACGGCCCCTTGGTTTTTCTTTCGGTTCGAACTTTCCGCCCAGCGGACGCCGGTCACGGTAACGCGTCCGTCGCCCCCTGATTCCTTAAGCTTCTCGCAACAGTAACGGACAATGCGTGTAGGCGGCATGAGCTTTTCAGGGATCAGGTTCCACATCGTGATCGGCTTTCCGGCCAGCTTCTGGTTCTTGTAGTCCGCCGGGTACCGCGGGACCTCGCGCTTTACGTCCGGGTGCTGCTCTTTGATAAATCGCACCAGTTCCGGCGGGTCCACACTTGTCACTCGGTAGGCGGCATCGTATTTGACGCCTGCCATGTCCATGATGGCCTTGCACGTCACGCTGTCCTTGCCTCCGCTGAATGCAAGGTAGTAACCTTCTTCCGGCTCGAATGCTTTGAGCCGCTGGATGCTCATGTTTACTTTGTCTCGCAGCTCACTCATTCTTTTCCTCCTGCTTTTTGTATGGCTTGAATCGATCACATGTCCCGTCCGGCTTTACAAAGCCGCCGGTGCAGTAGATCCCGCAGATGTCCGTGCGCATCCTCGCGTAGAAGCAGTGGCAGCAGAGCTTGTTTCCCTCTGGCGGATAATACCTTTCCTTCTTCATCCATCGTCCACCTTTTCCTGCGTCTCGTCGATCAGGCTGTGCGCTTTTTTCTGTCGGATGCCGCGCACGTCCAGGAGAACCTTGCCTCCGTCCCTCATTTTGATGGTCAAGTCGTACAGTCCGTCTTTCCGGCGGATCATCTCAGTTATGAGCTCTTGCATTTTTCAATGCCTCCCTTGCTTTTCTGCTGTTCTCGGCAGACTTTTCTTTTCTCAAGCATCCGCAACTCTTTGTTTTACCGTCTCTTAGGTTCGCACCGATTACTACCGTCTTGTTTCCGCATTTGCACTGGCAAAGCCAGAGCGGTCGAGGCCGGCTGTATCTGTCATCATTCGGCACACGCTCCAATACTGTCAGGCGTCCAAAGGTGCGGCCTGCAAGATCGATCAACGTGTAACTGCCGCCTCTGCCCATCAGCCATCCCTCCTGTTCCATTTGGCGACCAGCTCTGACCTAACCGCCTTGATTTCCTTGTCCGTTGCTCCGTCTCTGAATTTTTCGCTCTCCATGAACACCCGGCAGTGGCAGTAGTCATCGTTTTTGTGAAGACCGAACACATAGAACCAGTGCTCGTCCTCGTCTCTCATGCTGGCAATCGACACTTTGCCGCCGCAAAATGGGCAGCGTTTAAGTCTTGCGCTCATTTTCTTTTTCTTCCTCCTGCGCGTTCATCAGATCGCAGTACCTCTGGCAATCGGCCCTGTTGATAAACACGGCGTGGTATTCGTTGATTTTTGACAGATCATCGGGCATCTTCTTGTATACGTCTGCGCACATGGAGTAATGGTCATAATCTGTTTCTTTTCTATCAAGCTCATAGTACAATTCTCTGAGCTCGTTCCCGACATAGAAATCTTTCAACACAACTTCAAACGGAGTAAAGACTTTCTTTGTTTTCTTGCAAGTGCATTCTTCTTTCATCTCTCTGCCAAGCGGCGAAATGAAATGCCTGTACCTGTTTCGGTCGCACTTGTCGCATTTTGGGCCAACCTCATATTTCGCTGACGGCCTATATCCAATCACTGCGATGTCCGAGAGAATGTCTTTTGCTCTTGCATTCTTTGCTTCCCGTTCAGCGTTTTCTTTGGCAATACGCAAGTTGCGCACAGCTTGGTCGTGCTCGCGCTTCATCTCTTGCCAGTTTTCTTTTACTTCTCGCAGATCTGCATTCTCAGCCCTCAGTCTATCAATTTCCTCTCGGATTTCTTTTCTCACATTGTCTCGAATAGACTGCTTCAAGCATTCCATCTCTTGCTCGAACTCTGACGGCTCATAATAGTCTTCCCGCATGTTCATCCCCCCCATTTCCAGAAATGCGTCCTGGTTGTAATGTCCCACGTATCTCTTAGTGTGATTCCGTCGCGCTCGAAGCTTGCAAACACATAGTCCTGTGAGATTGCCGGGTGCTCCTGGGCTGCAATCTCGGCGAGGATCTGCAAGGCCAGCGTATAGTCTTTCTGGGTGACCTCGTTGTTCTCCGAGTAACCGACCCACTGTTTCGGTTGCTCTATGACCTCGACAATTGTGCTCGGGTAGGCCGGATTCGCCACCCGGCAGGCGATACACTGTGCCAGTGTCCGGTAATCGTCCGCGCCGTAGCCGAAAAGCTTCAGGCCGCTCATGAGCTTTGCAAATGCCGTTGCCTCCTGTTTTTTTAGTTCTTCCCGCGGATCTGGAGGCATCCCGATTGCTGCCGCCTCCTGCTGTGAGAGGTAGTCATTGACAAAGCGCTCCTGCCATGCCTCGAAGCGCTTCTCCTGCTGCGCCTGAGCGACGCGGAAAGAAATCAAGGCGGTCAGCATAAGGACGAGCGCGGCGAGTATGGCCCAACCGATAGCCCGCGCCGACCTGTTCCGCCGTGCGCTCTCAAATGCAAGCCGCGCCCCGGCCATGACTGAGAAAAAACCGTTTTTGATTTCAGACGCTTGCCAATTTGCAAATTTTATGTTATTATTCATTCGCATTGTCCATTTCCTTCTTTTTGCCGCCCCCGGTTTTAGCCACACCGGGGACGGTTTTTATTTTCTATCGCCCTCACTTGATGTCCACGACATGGTATCTGCCGTAGCCGCTGGTTCTGCCGGAACCGATGCCGAGGCCGAAACCACTGTAATCAATGATCGTTGCGATTTCCGAGATGGAATAAACATGCTCGGTGTAACTGATGGGGATTTCCGCTTTCCAACCCTGAAAGTGATTCAGTCGGCAAGTAACCGGGGAGCCGCGCTTCGGGGTCATGAGGCGGGTATCGACGAAATGATTTGCAAAGGTGATCGGGACAAGGCCACGGGGCGCAACGATGTTGACAGCGTTGTCAAACTTGGTGCTGTACTTGTCAATTTCGTTGCGGCACACCGCCTGTCCCCAGCTCTTTTTCAGGCCGAAAGCCGTAATGCACGGCGCGTTGTTCTTGAGCATGTCATAGAACATTTCTTCTGTGCAATCTGCGTTTGTGTCCTCGCAAGGAATACCGTCACGCCAGTGCATGGAGGTGATGATCTGCTCCCAGCGGTTGCTATGCTGTGCTTCCCACAAAGCCTGCGCCTTGCGGTCATCGGCAATCAGCGCCCTCTCGTTGGAAGCGTTCATTTTGTTCAGAACAAGGTCGCCGTCTCCCTCAATGACGATGATGGCGTGATTAACCTTTGCTTTCTGAATCGTGATCTCCTGAGTTTCCGTCTGTTTTTCTTTCTTGGTAGCCATTGTGTTTTCCTCCTGTTTTTTGTTATGGGCTTGAAAGCCCTGCGAAAGAATGATTTTCTGTTGTTCTATATTGTCCTTGAGTGTCCTATAATACCCTGTGCTGTTATGTTTGGTATTTGAAGGAAAATCATTCCTTCGCACGGCGTTCAAACCGTGCGCTTGGCGCTGTAATGTAGTGTAATTTAGTTTTCTGCGCTTTCATTTTCTGTTTTGCAGTTTCGGGCGCAAGGCCGTGTGAAAGGCTGATGCTCTGTACTGTTCTGCGGTGTTCTGTCGTGTAGTGCATTGTGGAGTGTTGTATTTGAAGAACCGTTCAGCCCTTCACACGGCCTTGCGGTCGTGCGCGTTGATTGGTGTTGTCGTAGTGTCTCTTGTAATCCGCTGTTTTGTTTTTTTAGACGTATTGTGTACTTTATTGCTCAATCGTGTCATGTGGTATCATAATATGTATTTTTGGTTCGCCACGCGGCGCTCCGGCAAGGGCATGTAGTGAGTTGATTTGTGGTGTTTTCTGCTGATTTGTTATGTAATGCCGTTTCATTTCATGCTCTTTCCTTGGGCAACATGCCCTTGCTGGAACGCCGTGTGTTGACGTGCCTGATAGCATGATTAAGTGTTTTGAGATTTACTGTTCTAAGTTTTATTATTTGGTTTTGTTCTTGCGCCGTTCCAAACAGCACCGTCAAAGGTTTTGCCATGTGCTGTCCTGTTTTTTACTTTTCTGTCATGACCTTTCCTGTTTACAGGTGTTTTTTCAAAGGCAAAGCCCTTGACGGTGCTGTCTGTTTTGTATTGATCTCTGCTCAGTTGTTATTTACTATCTAAACTTGACTTGTTGCGCGCCGTGGGCGCGGTCATGGCTTGAGTTGTATTGTTTTGTCGTATTATTTGCTGTAGTTATCGATGATTTTTTGTTCTATATTTTTTGACTTTTTCAAGCCATGACCGCGCCCACGGCTGAATATCACGGGAACTGCGAAATTAACCAATCAAGCTCCTGCAAGCTCTGATATTTCCGTTTGAAGCTTTGCAGCGCTGCATAAGCCTCTTGGAGAAGTGCCTGGTATTCATCCTGCCGCTTGAAAATCTGTATCATCGGCTTATAGCCGCAACCGTCGATTTTGTGGAACGTCCTGATCTCCGGTTCGTCTTCTTTGACTTCCCCGCGCTTGATAACCAGACAGCCGACGACGTTTCGCGCTTCCTGAATCCAGCATTTTTGAGCCGCCTTCTGCACGTTCCATGTAAAGCACTTATGAAGCTCGGTATTTTCGTCTTTTGCGCGGGCAATGATCTGCTCGGGCGTTGCGCTATCTCCGATTGACAGTATCTCTTCCGCTACTGTCTGCGCGTCTACGCCCTTGTACAGAACCTCGCCGATCTTGCTCCACTTTGATGTTACATTGTCCATTTTCTTACCCTCGATTATTTAGCTTCTGTGTATTTCCCCTCGCGGTATTTGATCGTCCCGAATGACATCCGAGCTTTGCACTCGCCGTACTCGTCATCATGAACGAACGGGTCAACCTCTTCCGCCTCGACCGTTTCGATCCGTGGCTTGTCCTGCGCCTGCAACCACCGGCACAGATCTCCCGCGCCCCGGATAAAACCATATCCCGCGAGAACCGCCAGCAGGACGTAAAACGCCCGGATTTCGATTTTGTACGCGCCCGCCAGAATCGCGGCCAACATCGCCGCCATGATGAGCGTCACAAACATAGATTTGTTTCTGTTCATTGTGTTTCCTTCCTTTCGCCTGCTTATATGCGTTTTGTTTTGAGATAGTCGCGATGTAAAATATCGCTGATTTCAACTTGTGTTCGCCGCCGATCATAAACCGCGGCACGTTCGGCCCGGTGCTGCTTGAACGTCTCACAATGAGCGCCGCATCCGGGATAGCGCCCCGGACAGTCACGAGGGCAGACGGTTTTTGTGTTCATCCTTGCCTCCTAAAACGGTATACCGCCGCTTGTGTTGTTCCTGCTGTTGTCCTCCATAATGCGGGCGTTCATCCCACAGAATCGCATGTTTACGATTCCTGTTGCGCCGTGCCGGTTTTTGTCAACAATTACCTGTAAGTCTTGACTTTCCCACGGCTTCGGCTTGTCTTCTTCTTTCGCGTAAGCCGCTGGGCGAAACAGCAAGCTCACCACGTCGCTATCCTCTTCAATCGCGCCGCTGTCGCGTAGATCAGCCATTGTAGGCCGCTTGTCGCTCCTGCCCTCGCTTTGTCTGTTGAGCTGGCAAAGAGCGATAATTGGGATTTTGAGCGACAGCGCAAGCTGTTTCAAACAGTGCGCGGTGTCTGTCATAATGTCGTATCTGCTTCCGGTGATACGCGGGCGGACAAGCCCCATGTGGTCAACAATTATCAGATCAAGCCCGTCAATGCACCGTGCCTCGCGCTCTATGTCCTCGATTGTCGACGGAACATCCCGGATGTAAAACTGGAGCTTTGACAGTTCGTCAAAGGCTGTTGTCAGTCTCGCCCAGCTCTTGTCATCCTGCCCGCGCATCCCGTCATAGATACGCGAACGGCTGATACCGGACTTACTTGCAAGGCGGCACGACCACAATTGTACAAGTGGCATTTCAAGGCTGATATACAGCACCTTCCCGCCGTGAGCGGCTATGTTGTCGCCAATTGCAAGGGCGATTGTTGACTTGCCTGTGCCCGGTCTGGCGGCTATGGTAATCAGCCCGCCCATCACAAGCCCGCCTGAAAGCTGCTTGTCAAGGCTTGCAAATCCGGTCGAAAGGAATGTCCGCGCTTCCCCGGCGGCTACTGCGTTGATGTAGTCCATGACATAGTTTGCCGCGTCCATGGGAGCCATGACATTACCGCCGCCGTCTTTGAGGATGTCTTGCAGCTTTGCAATTGCCTCAACAGGGGACAGCTCACCGCTCGCGACTGCTGTTCCTATCTCACGCCCGCGCCGCTTCTGTGCGTCCTCATGGATAACGCGGGCTGTAGCCTCGACATTGGCGCTTGTGACGTATAGCCGCATCAACTCCGCGCAATATTCTGTTGTCACAGCGCGGCCTTGCTTGACCGTTTCTGCCTGTATCAGCGCCGCATTGCAAGCCGCTCCGCTTGCTGTCAGACTTGACGCGGCCGCATAGATCGCCCGCGCCGCCTCGTTTTGAAAATCGCCCTCTGTGACAATCCCGCGCACCGCTGCAAGCGTCTCCGTTGAATACATGAGGATGCAGCCGGCAAGGTCATTCTCCGCGAGGGCTATTTGTCTCTCATCGTTTGTCATAGCCTGGTATCGTTCTCATATCCTGCCATTGCCCAGAACCCTCCGGCCACTCCACCATGTAGCGTAGATCGTAGCTTTCGGACTGTTTCAGCTTTTGCGGCTGTTGAGGCTGTTGCTGGTTCTTCCCGGCGTTATGGCGCCGCTCCGCCTGTAACACCGCTTCCATATCCCGCAATCCGTCACGCTCATAACGGGCAAGGATAGCCTGTATATAGCTCCATCCCGTTTTCCGCTCGTCAAGCGCAATACTCAGGGCGTGGAGTACCACATCCGCGCCGAGGCTTGCGGTGTATTGCTTCAAGCTGTCAAGGCACACCGGGGAAGGGGAAGGGTTTACCCGGTCGAAGAAAAAGGTCATAACACGGGAAAGATCGTTGTCCTCGCGCGCGGGCGCGTGCGCGTTGGATTCCGTATTCGGATTGGATTCGGATTGGATTGGATTACGGGGACATTTGCAATCATCTGATATCATTTGATTGCAAATGTTATCTTCTGAGTTAAAGCTTCCATCTGGTGCAGGATATTTGCTTTTCTTTGCGCGAATCTGTTGATGCCGGTTCCATGTCTTCATCTGCAAGAAGGGTTTTCCATCTACTTCGTAGGTACTCACCAGTTCCGCAGAGGTCAACGTCCGAAGGGCTTCTTCCATTTGACTCACTCTAATATCCTTCAAGGGAAAAAGCTTTGCCGCAAGAATTTTGGGCCTTGCGTCCATGCGCCCGTAATCGTCGCAGTTCACGATAAGTCTATAAAAGACCGTTTCATGAAATGCTGAAAGCTGATCTATGCTTTCGCTTGTGCAAATGGATTCTTTTATAATCCTGTTCGGCAAGCGCGTCGCCTACTTTCTGATCTCTTCCATGATCGCGGCGATTGCCGGGAAGTTGCGGCCTGTGCGGGTAGCTTGCCTCACATCTACTGTGTAAGGTTCCGCATTCTCTCCCAATACGTATAATGCGCACAGACCTACTTTGGAAACGACATATTTTTTACCGTTTTGATTTCCGATTATTTCATCTCCGACGTAAAACTCGCCGCTGTCAAACGTCTTGACCGCCAGATAGTTCTCCGGCTGTTCCTCCGGCTCCTGCTGCTCCTGATCTGCGCCGATGAGCGCCATGAAAGCGTCCATGTGTTTCTCCGCCGGGATGCCGCGCAAGGCTTTCAATGCGCCCAGGCACTCATCCTCGCTGATCTGATTGTCGTGGAGGCAATCAGCAAGGCAAGACAAAATCTGCTGTACCTCTGTCATTCTCTATTCCTCCTTTGTGTCCGTGCATGGGAATCCATATACTGTTTGGCCCCATGTTTTGCGTCAACCAGTCAACCGCTTGCTCATAGCTCAGATGGTTTTCGGCTGCCCGTGTCCGGTATGTAAACTCGCCCTTTGCCTGGGCTTCTGCTACGGCGGATTCGATCTCTGCCTCAGTGTGATTGCTTTCGAGCAAGTACACTGTGTAGCCTTTAGCCTCGATGCCACTGAGATCGCCCAGGTCAGTCGCATAGAACAGGCTGTCGTTCTCGCCTTTCCAGAGCCGCCATCCGCAGTTTGGGACGTTGTGCTGGGTGTCGAATGGGCACACCATGAGGCTGATCGGCGCGGCGTAGTATTGCCATTGATTCGCCGGGAGGACGTGGATGTTTCTCGCATCCACGCCCTGCTCCCGCAGGGGGCCGACCATCCAATCGCGGCAGGCCCATTTCAGCGTGGGCCGCTGCCGCGCCAGCTTGCGGACGGTCGGCTTCCTGAAGTGATCGGAGTGCCCGTGCGTGAGTAAAACAAGCCGTAGATTTTTCGCGTAAGGCTCGACCGTCTTCCAACTAACGCCCATGTCTATGGCGATCCAGTCATCTATGATGGTCAGGTTGCCGTCCGAGCCGCTTTGCACGACTTCATATTTCATACGAGAACATCACCTTTTTTGCTTTTCTCGTCGATCAACTTGAGAAGTACCCGGTAGTTAACGTAGAATCGATTCCCAACGATCACGCCTGGAAGAACGCCCTTTGATCTCATTTCTCGCAAGATACGCTCATTGAGTGGACCTTTCTTGGCTGTTTGGCGAATCGTGAGCAATTCTTTGTTTTCCATCACAGGTCATCAAGTCCAATCTGTTTTTCGCTTGCCTGGCCTCCGTCAGTCGCGGTCCCTTCCTGCTGCATCGTGCCCGCCTGGGTCGTCTGCTGGACTTTCTCGGCGTTCTCTGCCGCGAGGCTCTGCATCCGGGTGGTGAAGTAATCGGAGCCAACCACGCCGTCTCTAAGGCTTGTGTATGCCCTGCGCAGTTTCTTGAGGTCTGCTTCGTCGAGGAAGTCCACGCTCTGCTTCTGGCAAAATGCGGCCAGCATCTCAGGGGTGATGTTGTATTCCTCAAATGCCGCGACCGTGTCCGCCCTACGCTGTTCAATCGGCACACCCTGTGCCTGATTTTTCATCGTGACCTCGCACTGTCTGATTGCGGCGTCGATCACGTCCCCCGGGATCAGAGAGAGAATGCAGTTTCGGACGCGCCTTGCTGCCTGGTTTGCGATCAGCTCGTAGATGTCACGCTCGTCTGTCAATGCGTAGGAGCCCTGCCGGGTGTCTCGCTGGAGCTTGAGCGTGAACACGCGGCTCTGGCGGGTGTTCGTTTCGAGATCCCAGGCGTAAGCCATGACCGTGCTCTCGCCGTTCTTGCGCTCCAGCTCCGTGAAGCCGAAGTCGATATTGCCCCAGTTCTGGGCGATACACTCAGCAAGCCGGATGCTCGGGCCGCTGATCTTCGATCCGCCGCGGCTGAATTCGTAGGTGGCTTCTTCCGCAAGCGTCGGCCTCGCGCAGGCGTCGGTGATACGGGCGTATGCGGCTCTCTGATCGCGGGGGAAGTGCTTTGCTACGACCATTGCGGCCTGCACCTCCTGCGCCTGTCTGGTGGTAGCCATTGCCGCCGTGACGCTCTGTGCGGAGATTCCCTTCGGCGCTTCGCCGAAGATGTTCTGGATTGCTTCGTTAGGCATACTTGATTCCCTCCTGTTTTAAGTAATCCCGGATTTTCAGAAGCTGCGACCGGGTGCAGTTGTAAACCGTGAAATGAAACTCGGGGAACACGCGCTCTGTCTGCGTGGGATCTGCGACCGGCGTGGGTGCTGCCGTAGGAGCCGCGACGGGGGCCGGTGCGGGCGCTGCGGCTTCAACCTTGGCGACCATCTCCTGCTGCCGGGCCGCTTCTTCCTTGCGCCGATTTTCGGCCTCTGCGGCCTCCTGGATGCGCCGCTTGCGCTCTGCCACAATGGCTGCGGCCTGTCCGGCATCGAGGCATTTCTTGAATTCGACCATGATCTCGGCGCTGTCCTCCATCTTGCGGACGGATTCCATGCCGAGCGCGATCTTGCTGACGAATTCCGCCAGCGCATCCATCGCCTTGCGCGGCTCCTTGGTCTTGGTGTCCGCCATGCTGATCTTGACGCCGCTGCGCGTGAGCGCCTGGTCAAAGGGAATCCAGTCGATGCCCTCAAGCTGGCAGTGCTCTTCGTAGTTGGCTTTGAGTTTTTCCAGCGCCTGCGCTTTCAGTTCTCCCTCGAAGCCATCAACTGTGGCCTTGAGGGTGGCGTCGGCGTCCTTGAAGGGCGTCTCCACGCATTCCTTGTAGACCTTGTTGAATCGCTCGTAGGGTTCGAGGATCAGGTTCTTGACGGCGATCCGGCGCTTGTCCAGGTCATCAAACTGCTTGCGCAGCTCGGCTCTCTTGGACTTGACCGTCTGGATGGTGTCCGCCGTTGCGACCATGCTTTTGGCTTCCGCCACGGTGGCTTCGATCTCTGCCTTGTAGTCCCGCAGGCGCTCTTCGATGATGGGGAGCTGTGTCACGGCGATCAGGCTTTTGCTGTCCGAAATCGGGGCCGGTGCTGCTCTCTCTGCAGCCTCCTGCGCCTTGATGGCGCGTTCTTCGTTGTCCATGGTCATCCTCCTTTGTTTGGTTTTGCTGGGGTTATTCTCTGATGCCCTCTTTCATGGGCTGCTTTTTGGCGTATGTTCTTACAATTTCATCCATTGTTCTCCCGCGCCTCATGGCTGCATGAAAAATGTAAATGTCAATTCCAAATTGATCCGCCCACTCGGAGAAAGTCTTTGTTTCTCCCATATAAGTAGTCCGGCGATTGTTTCTGCGATTATTCGCCTGCTCCTTTGGCGTAGCCCATCTGCAATTCTCCGGGCAGTAGTTGCCGTTTACGTCGATCCGGTCAAGTGTCAGATCATCAGCATAGCCACTTGCAAACGCCCATTCTCGAAAAGGTATAAACTCGCTCCATTCGGGGTAAACTGTTATGCCTCTTCCGCCGTAGCGCGGATAATCTTTGTTGGTTGGGTTGTTACATCTGCACTTCATTCCGGACCAAATTCTGTGCAATCTCCGAGGTTCGCAGCCGTGAACTACCAGGGTCTTATTGAAGTCATGCAACAGGCAGCCACAAGAACGAGAATCACCATTTTTTAAGTTTTGAGCGTATACAACCTTTTCTGTACCGCAATCACATATGCACTTCCATCTTGTTTGACCATGCTTTGTGTCGTGGTATCCTATGACTGTAAGCCGTCCAAATCTCTGACCTGTAAGGTCAATTCTGTGTCTTGGCATTACTCGACCTTTCCATTACGCATAAACGCGCAAAACGCACGTTTTGGCACTTTTACCCGGCTTTTCATTACGATAACGGGAAAGCCGAGCATGTACGGTGCTTCCATCGCCTGCTGGTGGATTGTACCGGGGTCTGCGCCGAGGATAGGGGCAATCTGCTGGCAGGTCAAAACCTCGCAGGGCATCGCCTCCAGGTCTTCAAGGGTAAGGTTTTTCGGTGTTGCCATTGGTCACACCTCCATGAATTTTGCCACAGCGTATATTCGCCGTTGCTGTATTGCGTTACTTCGCGGCATTGTCGGCCTCCGGTTCATCCTTGCGGAGCAGGTCTTCAACCTGACAGTCCAGAAAAGCCGCAAGGCTCAGGAGCTTGTCAATATCTGGCCTGTTAACACCAGATTCCCACTGATAGACCGCCGCAAGAGATACGCCCATGACACTTGCTACATCTTTAACGGTCTTTCCTGCTCTTTTTCTGGCGCTTTTGATACTCACTTACGTTCCTCCCTTCTTTAAGGTTTATCAGTTAATTGTCAAGTGACAATTAACTGTTTGCATTGTACAATGCAAATCGTGCCGTTCCCTTTGCGCTTTTTAACTATCGCTTGACTTCTGAGCGGATTCAGATTAAAATATGAATTGCCACATTCAAATATTTCAAAAGCCCGCTCAGAAGGGGGCTCGCGGTAGCTTTGCCCTTTTTCAAGCTATAGTTATTATAATAATCAAAATGATTAAAGTCAAGATTGAATTAACCATTTTGATTAAATTGTTAATTATGCACAAAATAGGCGGCTGAATTTAGGCGACATTGTGTTGGGCAAAAGAGGCGTCATACATGAACATTGATTTTGAAAACAGGCTAAAACCGCTTATTGAAGAAGCCAGGGCCAGAGGCGTAACAGATGTTGACATGGAACTGGCTATGATACTCCCTGTTCACTCTATCAACAGATGGTTTCGGGGCGTAAATAAAAGCTATGACCGATACGCTGATAGGATAGCTGACTATTTTGATGTGTCTAAACATTATCTGTACGGTATAGACGCAGAAAAGCCCGTCCCCATGGATGAGGACGGGCTGAATGATCGGGAAAAACTTGTTCTTAGCTTGTTCAACCGTCTTCCTGCTGCAAATCAAGAAGGCGTAATTGCTCAATTACAAGGGTTAGTGCAGTTTCAAGAAGCTCAGGATGCTCGGTCAAAATCTGAGTAAGCTTTTCTTCGTTGGTCATGATATGTCTTCCTCTTTTCTTTTAATCCTCATTGCGAGGTAAAGCATACCATAGAGCCGGAGTAAAATAATGTCAAAAATTAAATAGCCCGTGCTGGCCTCAATGGTCGCACGGGCTTTTGTTATTTCAGCATGTCCGGGTTGTCGTGGATGTTGCCGACGATTGTTCCGTTTGCTCACATTCTTTGCTTTTGTGATAACGGTATTCTAAAGCTATGTCGCAGCATTCACAGTTTGGAAAATTCTTTTTCTGCTGGCAATGCGGATCACACAGAGAAAGCCATTTTTCACTTCCTTTCATACGGCCTCCCCGCACTGTCACAATCTTTCCATTCTTTTCCGTCCCAACACCGATAACCATAGGCTGTAGGATATGGATAAAACATAAGTGGCTCTTCATACTTTTTCTTCATCTCTTATCGCTCATTCTTCCTTATCTCTTTCCTGATAAATCGTTAAACTTATATATTTTCGTCACTCGTTTGCCTCATGTCTGCGCCGCAGTTGGGGCAGAAGTTGAATTTTCGTCCGACAGGCCCGCCGCTACAAATAGAACATCTGAAAGCCCATCGGTTTGAAGCTGAGTCTTCCTCCTCCCATTTTCCATGCACCACAGGCCGCACATCGGCGGCAGGGAACGTCTCCATGATCTTCCTGGCTCCGCCCGGTGGCCCTTGATGCTGCCTGTCATATTCGGCGATAATACCGGCGCGGCTTATGTGCTCATCCATTGTTTTCCCTCCTGTCTCTCTCTATTGCCTCATCAATGGCACGCTTTATAAATGCGTTCACGCTCTCGCCCTGGGTTTCTGCATGGGCCTTGATCCTCTCCAGGCGGCTTTTGTCTGTTCTGATCTGGAACACGGCGACGCTCTTCATATATTTGCGCTGTGCCCGCTTCTGTGCTTCTGTTTTTTTGCCCATCTTCACACCTCCTGTGGATCATTATATCACAAAGCTGCATATCAATGTAGATAAATATTGCACAATTCTACATGTAGATGTTTGTTTATTTTGCCTCTTGTTATCTACATGTAGATGTGCTATATTATAACCATCAAAGGAAAACAAACGGAGGTAAACAACATGAAAGAATGCACATTTGCAGAACTCGGCTATTTCACCGACAGTCAGATCGGCGGAATTAAGAAAGCATTGCAGGGAAAGACATTTATGAATTTTGACATTGCTTCTGCTAATAACGCTGGAAACAGAACTTTGATTGTTAAGACCGACTACGAAGCCGATGAACAGGAAATCAAAAACTTTTTCTTAGGAGTCGCGCTTGACATGCTTGCAAAAGCATACAGAGAATAACACCTGTCTGACGATGGCCCGACGGCACCGGGCCGAAACCCCGCAAGGGGTCACAGGAAGCCAAAAAGGAGGATTTTGAAAAATGAAATACGCAAGCGTAACGGTTAAAATTCAGGAAATGGCGGCGGATTATGCCGGGAAGCCGGTTAAAATCTGCCGGGAGCATGGAACAATCTATTGGGGAGTCACGGATGAGGGCACGGCGAGGAGGTTATTTTTCGAGGAGTTTCCGCAGCACAAGGGTATGCACGCAACGGTGAAGCTTTATCAATAAGTCAAAACGCCCGCCCGGCGGGCTAAAGCCGGGAGAGAGGGAAAGACGATGCTTGAGGAACTGAAACGTGAGCTTGAACGCGCCTACCGTGTTCTGAGCGCCGACAACGCGGACATGCAGAACAGCCGGGATATTTGGGTATGGGAGCGAAAGTGCTACATAATAGCAGAACGCGAGGCAGAGCACAAAGAACTTGCAGCGAGGCGAAAGGGGCGTCGGGAACTTGGCAAAGTGGAAAGTATTTGACGGCGCGAAAGCTCCGCAATGTACGCACTGCGGCATGTGGGCCCCATTCGCAAGATACCGCCGGGGGCAAGGCGTGAACGCCAGGGAGATCGCAGATTATTGTCCTCACTGCGGGGATAAAATTACAGCTATCGACGAGTGCGAGGGCTGCATATATAGCCTAAACGGACAGTTGCAAGATAACGGGATTTGTTTTTCCTGTCGCGGTGAACCCTGGATATATGGCAAAAAGCAAAATGATTTTCTTATCAAAAAGGAGGCTGAAACATGCGAACCCTGTTCTATTACTTATCCTTTTTACTAATTCTGCGGGAGCCGGAGGTGTACGACGAATGAGCGAATTAAAATCTTGCCCGTTTTGCGGGAATGAGTTTCCTGCCATCACATGGTTTAATAGTGCCTTTTATTGGGAAATTGAGTGTCCTCAATGCGATATACGTTTTCGACTTGGGGCGGGTGCAAAAGAGAGAAGCAAAGAGCGCATCATAGATGCTTGGAACCGGCGAGTTTGTGCAAATAATGCACGAACTGAGAATCCGCAATAAAAGCCCCGGCTTTTGCCGGGGCTTGCCATTTATCAAAAACTGTTATAAACTGAATAAATAGGGGTTATACAGAGTTTGACATGGAGGCGGCAAACGTGGAAAACTGTAAAAAATGCGGCGCGGTTATGCCGGAGGGGGCCAACTTCTGTCCATTCTGCGGGCGGCCCGTCGTGGCAAAGCACTCCCCGAAAAAGCGCGGCAATGGTCAGGGGTGTGTATATCAGCTTCCCAACGGCAAATACAAGGCCGAGGTCACTGTCGGCTATTACCTGGATGATGACGGCAAGCGCCACCGGCAGTATAGATCCGGGGTGTTCGAGCGAAAAAAGGACGCGATTGCGGCAATCCCGTCCCTCGCGTCAAAGCAGCGGGAGGTCAAACGGCAATCCACTTTCAAAGAGCTTTATGATATGTGGTTTCCAACTCACAGGGCCGGAAAGAGTACGCTGGATTGCTACTCCGCCGCGATCAAGCATTTTCGGGACGTGTGGACGCTTCGCATGTCCGAGATAGATATTGATGATCTCCAGGAGTGCCTTGACTCGTGCTCCGCCGGGAAAAGAACCAGGGAAAACATGCGGGCCGTGGTCAGCCTGATGTACAAATACGGCATTCCGCGCCACATGATCCCGGATAATCTCAACCTTGCGCCGTTCCTGATCGTGACCGGGGAGAGTGCTGCCCACCGGGAGAGCTTCACCGATGTGCAAATTGAGGCCATCCGGCGGGCTGTCGGCGTTGTTGCCTATGCTGACTTTATTTATGCGATGATCTACACGGGCTTCCGCCCGTCTGAGTTTTTGGCGCTCACGCATGACAGCTACGACAAATCCCGCGCCACACTCACCGGAGGGGCAAAGACTGAGGCGGGCAAGGGGCGCGTGGTCACGGTGTCCCCCAAAATCAAAGCCATCATTGAGGCCCGTTCTGCGGCTCCTGGGGCTTTTCTGTTCGGGGATGCGGCTGGTGGGCAGTTTGATCTTAAATATTTCACGGAAAACTGCTTTTATCCGGCCCTGGATGCCGCCGGGATAGATAATCCCATTGTCGAGGTCGCCGGGGGCGTGAAGCGGCACAAGTACACTCCGCATACTTGCCGACGCACGTTCTCAACCTTGATGAAACGTGTGCAGGGAGCCGAAAAGGACAAGCTGGAGCTGATCGGTCATGCCTCCGGGGAAATGCTGCGGTATTACCAGGACGTGGCGGTCGATGATCTGCGAAAAATCACGGACGCGCTGTGATTTCTATTTTTCCTCTGTTTTTCCCAAAACGCCGCAAACCCGCATAAAATCAGGGCTTTCTATTGAATGGCATTCAAGAGGTCAGCGGTTCGATCCCGCTTATCTCCACCAAGGGTACAGCCCGGAAGTCTTGATTTTACAAGGCTTTCGGGCTTTTTGTTTTTCGGCAAATTTGCAAAAAACGGAGAAAAACGGAGTAAAAAATAGCGCTACTTTTCCTCCGGTTTTTCCTCAATATTTGGCTTCTTACGCCTGCGCCTGGGCCTGGCCTGGGCGCGATCAATTTGTTTGCACCATGCGCATCTTTATTTGTTTCGACACAAGAAAAGCCCTCGGCATATAGCCGGGGGCTTCCATTATTTCTTGAGCTTGCGCATAAAAGCATCATACAGACGCGGATTGAGCGCTTGCACGGCCTCACTCACAAGCTCGTCAATGATGGGCCAAACCTCGCTCGCCTGTCGCCCGTGGATCAGCCGCCCAAATGCTGTGTCGCTGGAGTAATCTATGGTTGTTTCGACGTTCTCAGGCGGCGGGGAATAGCTGTAGCTGGGTATCAGCCGCAGCGGTTCTTCCGGGGTGCTCGGTTGTTCGGATTTTCCAAACATCATGTCTTGCACAATCAGACAAGCCGCGAGTTTGACAACATCATTGCTGTTCGGGTCGAGCTTTCCCTGATAGTAGGCAATGGCCTCCTGTAATTCCGGTTCTGTTATCAAGAGGCCACCTCCATTATCTCAGGTCGTCAAGCGCGCGCTCGATCTTGCGGCGGTGCTCTTCGGGCATTTTCTGGGCAAGCTCGCGCATTTCTTCCTTTGTCGCTTCCATGTCCTCGGCGTAGCTGTAGCCGTTGCCGCGATTACGGGAATAATCCCGGCCTTCACGGGAATATCTGCCCATGCTGTCACGCTTGGCATTCATTCTCCCGGCGTAGCTCATGCCACCATAATAGGGCATATAGCCCCGGTTGGAGTAGCCGGGCTCTTCCATAGCCTCATTGGTGAGATAGGACTTTTTGTAATGCTCAAGCATGTCGGCATACTGGACATCTGTCATGCTCACCTTGTCGGCTTTTGCCTTTTCGTCAAGCTCTTCCAGCTCGTGGCAGACGAAATCATAAAAGCTATCATACTTCATGTGCTTTCCCTCCTTTCTCAGCGCCTAATACCTTCAAAGCCGAACACGATATTTGCGTTTCGGACATTGACGGGCTGAGCGCTGATATTCCGAACGGACACGCTGGAACAGCCGCAAATGCACGGCACGGAAACAAGGATTTCTGCGCCGACATTGCCGAACTCATCCACAGCGGCGGGGGTAAAGCTCATAATGGAGCTGGGGTCTTCCTCGCCGTCAACGAAGATCGCAAGCTGGATTTCCTCAACCGTTCCGGCGGTGGGAGTGCCGGGGACGGCAATGTTGGCGTGGAAACCGACGCTGTAGACCGCCTCCGGGAAATCGGAGCAGCAGCACCGACGGCGGCAGCACACGCCCATCACGCGGGGGGAGGCGAGGCGGAAAAGCCCACTCTCGTCCCGGTGGTAGATAATCCCGCGATTGCAGGGCACGGGAGACGCGGAGAAGATCACGGGGCCATTTGCGGGGACTGTTTGGAGAGCATTGGCGCTGTACTCAGCGGACATAATGCCACCTCCAATCAACCGGCAAAGCCGAGATTGCCGTTGCAGCCACAGCCGCCGTTGTTAAAGCTGGGATTGCAGCTAAACAGAGGGGTGTTTCCAGCAACAGGGACGGTGTTCACCGGGCAATTTTTGAGGCGGTTGTACAGGGCGTCCACCTCATTGTTCATCCCCTGAGCAAAGAGCGCGTTCTGCTCCGCCTGGGACTTCTGGAATGCCGCCATGTTGAGCTGATTCTGGAGGCCGACGTTTTCACGCTGCGCGGCGGCAAGCTGGCCTTTCACGCCGTCCAGTTCGAGGGCGCACAGCTTGTCAAGAATCGCCTGAGTGCCGCGATTCTGCGCGTCGATGATGTCACGGGTGTTCTGCGCGGACGCGGTGCGCGTGGCGCAGTTTTCCGTGGCCTCTGTGTAGCGAAGATCGGCGATACCTGCCTGAACGCCATTGAAACCGTTTGCGTTCGCAGTCTGCTCCGCAAAGGATCTGTTGAGGCTTGCAAGCTCATTGCTGTAGAGCTGCTGAGTGACGGCGTTCTGAACGCCCGTGACGGCGTTCACAATGCCGTTTCCGGTCTGGCAGAGGTTGAGGTTGACGCCCGCGAAGCCGTTGGAAAGATTGCTGTTGACCCCGGCAATGCCAAGCTGCACGTCGCCGAAGCCGCTGGTTACGCTGTTCTGGAGCGTCCCAATGCTGGCCTGGAGCTGCTGGTCACGGAAACCATCGGAAATGTGCTGGCTATTGTTGAGCCACGGATAGAGGTAGTCCATACCCCAGCCGCCGCCGAAGCCACCCATACCCATCATCATGGGCCACATGCCGCCGCCCATGCCAAAGCCGCCCCAGCCGCCGCACATCATGCAGATCAGCCAGAGGATCAGCCAGGAGCCGTCGCCGCCGAACAGTCCGTTGTTGTTGCCGTAGCCGCCATACATCGGCTGCACCGGCATAGTGAAGGGGGAGCCGTTGCTTTCGTCTGTGAGAGCCATATTTAATTCTCCTTTTCTCCGGGTAATTGTTCCCGGTATGCCCGTATCAGTCATATTTGGTACGGGTTCTCATAGCCGCCAACTATGCGCACTTGTTAGCGGAATGATACAAAAAATAAATATGAAATTGCAAAAATTTTGCTTGGCAAATAGTGCTAATAGTGATAATATATAGACAGTTAAGAGAAGCCCCGAAGAAAGAACCGGGGGAGTTAGGCCAAGTGCCCCGCCGAAGTGAAATACTTGCACATAGCAAGGGCGGCGATTCGGTAATCAGCCCGGACGCATGAAAAGTATGTGACTGGCTTTTCAAATGGGAGCAACAGCCGGTAATACCTTAAAGAGCCGTAGACGGGCTTCTCTTTACTAAAAAAGCAAGCGGGAAGACGCTTTACAATAAACCGGGTGATGAATCACCCCAACTATAAACAGGAGGAAAACACAATGCTTACAAGATGGGAGTTTAGGCAGCAGTTTTGTCAGGACACTTGCGATGGCAACTTGATTGATGACCGCTATAACCTCTATTTCAAAGAGAATGTACAGGTCGGAGACGGGGCAACAGTCAGCTATTGGGGTGACATGGAAGCTTACACGGTTATCAAGAAGACCGCAAAAACCTTGACCCTGCGGCGCTGCAAGGCCACGCTGGACCCGGATTGGAAGCCGGACTTTGTACCGGGCGGATTCTTCGGGCGGGTAATGAACAACAGTGAACAGACATACACCTATGAAGAAGATGAACAAGGCCGGGTGATTAGGGCTTTTTGGTCGGATGTTGAAAAGAGATATAAGTGGCAGGGCTTGTATGTCAGCCCTGGACGCCATGAGTTTTATGATTACAACTTTTGAAATCAACGGGGCCGGAAACGGCCCCAACTATAAACAGGAGGGAAAGACAATGTATAAATCTTTTGATGAAGCAAAAGAAGCGGCCCTGAAAGTGATAGCCAAATTTGGCGGAGACAAAATGGGGTGCGTTGTTTCTGAGACGATGACGCGCACGGGGCCAATTTTCGGCTTCAGGTTCTACAGTGAAGACTCACACGGCGAATACGTTGATATAAACGGTGAGCTTTGCAAGCTAACAATAATTTAATTCAAGGGGAGGAATAAACGGCATGTACGATTCACGCAAAAAATGGGACGCGGATAATACACGGGTTATCACGCTAAAGCTGAGCGTCAAAAATGATGCTGACATACTCGCCCGCCTGGACGCGCTGCCGAAGCCGAAGAGCGGCGAAGGGGGCGGCAAGCAAGGCTATATCAAGCGGCTGATTCGGGAGGACATTGAAAAGGATTAACCAGGGCGGGGCGAAAGCTTCGCCTTTTTGCTGAAACTTACGGAAACTTAAAACCAACTTGCAACAAAACTTGCAAAGTTGCAAAATCAGTTTTAATTTTTGCAAACATAATTGCATGAAAATCTAAATTACATCAAAATATACTTTGCCGAAATTTTGTTGTTTGTTTTTTACCGGATGTTGCCGAGCCGCCGCGCCATCATTCGAGCCGCTTGCACCATGCCGGGAGGCACTTGTCGGCTTTGCTGTAAATAATCAATGATCTGATTTGCGTCGGTCATGTTTTCCGGCACATTAAGGCGGTTCTGCTTTGCGAATCCAGCCGGGTTCTGATGCAGGGACTTAACGCCTGCCTCCATCTGCTGCCGCGCCTGTTCCGGGGACATCTGTTGCTGCTGTGAGGCGTGAGAAACGGCCTGCTGTCCGAGAGAATCAAAGATACCCATTTACTCTACCTCCTGCGCTTGCTTGCGCTGTGGCGCTTTCTGCGCGGTCAAGGCAGCACTTACAAGCGTCTCCACGCGCTCCATTATCAGTTTGTCGGCTTCATCCCGCCTCATATACTCCGCCGGGTCAAACTTCGGCGCGGGCGGTGCGGGCGGGCGCTTGTCATAGATTACAAGTGGGAGCGCGCCGTCTTGTCCCATCGTCTTTATGATGATCTTATCCTCGGCGCGGGTCATAAACATCTGAGACGCGCCAGCGGCCAGAGGGAAGCGGTCAACTGCCGCCTCATCCTCTATCTGGATGATCTCGGCGCGGATTGTTGGCGGTGTCATCATCTGCGCAGGCTGTTGCTGTGGCTGTTGTACAGGCTGATTGTTCCCGTTCTGAAAAGTCCCGCCCATATATCCGTTATTCGGCATTTGCTGGCCGTACATGGGCATTTGCTGTCCGGGGTAGCCCTGCGGGTACATCTGGTTATATGTAGCCGGGAAGCCGTTATTCCACGCCATTGTTAAAGCCTCCTAAAGTAGTATGTCGGGACAGTGTTACCGGATCGCCAACTGTCCCAATATTCGCCGTTACGGACACAGACGGCGTGTTCATGTGGGCCGAGGATGTAGATACCGCGCGGGTGATCGCGGCAGAAATCCTCAACCGTGTAGCATTGCGGGCATTGGTCAATCAGCCTCTTTTTGGCAAAGCCGATTTGCTCAAGAAACGTCCACCAGCAGCGGTCGGCGCTTGGCATATCACAAAGCTCTGCAGAAAGATCGCACAGTGCCTTGTGGACGGTATGCCAGTCCATGCCCGTTGCCGCGCTGATTGCCCGGATTACACAGTCGCCGACGTTAAGGTTTTGGGGGTTATTGTTAAAGTATCTCCACATTTCTGTTTATCGTTCGTCTGCTCTTGCGGCTCCCAAAACAAATCATCATTCAGGTGCATCAAAAGCAGATCGTTAATATCGTTCGTGTCCATGTTGGGCCTCTCTTTCTGCCCAAAAGGTAACAAAAAATAGCCGCCCTAACAATGTCGTTAGAGCGGCTTTTTTATGTCAAAAATATGTAATTTACAGGTAAGGTTTGATCTTCAAGAGTTTGTCAGATAAAATCCGGCTGATTTGCCGTGGAAGTATGTCTATTCTGATTTCCTCCGGCACGTCCTTTTTATTGTGGTCAATGCGGGAAATCATATCGGCGCTTAACCCGTCCACATAATGCAGTTTCATAATGCGCCTGTCCCGCGCATTGTGAATATGTTCATCTATCAGAGCTACGATTTGACTGTTGGTGTATTCCATGATTCACCTGTAAAAATTCCCCCGGATTGCTCCGGGGGATAGTGTCACTTTTTCTTGTGCCAGTTGCGTATCCGCCCTTGGCCCTTGCAGACATTACAGCGAATGTATCCGCTGTTGCCGCCAGTCTTACGAGTTCTCTTGTGCGTTTTTACTGTTTGACGTACTCTCGCCATAGTACAAGTCTCCTATGCCTGTCAAGGCAAGATTTCCGTTTCCGGTATCAATGTCCTGCGTGATCGTGTTTTCTTCTTCGACAAATTGCGATTCATACCACTGGAAGCCCGCCACGCATCCGACAAGTAGAATAAACGTGATAACCCACGCCCAAAACCAGCGCTTGTTTACGCGCTCCATACGGGCCATCTCAGCTTCGTGGACGATATACGGCACGTCTGCAACCTTGTTTTCCATTGCGTTTCCCCTCTCTTTGTTTGTGGGGTTATTATACCGCTTTTTGTCGCTTTTGGCAACAGAAACACGGTTATCGTCATGGGCTGTCAAGCCTGTTTGTACAAAGTTTTGATGTCGTTTTTTATTACGGCTATGTCCGTCTGGATCTCGCCGAGTTTCTGGGCATAGCCGTTGTGTAGTTCCAGTTTCTCCTCGACTCCGCGCATCCACATTTCGAGCTTGGCGTCACGGACGGCCTCGTCTTTCCTGCGCTGCTCTTCCTGCCGGGCCATTTCCTCGGACAATTTTTTCTGCTGCTGTCGGCTGTTGATCAGGCAGATGAACAACGTCACAACGGCGCTGATGATCGCTGCGATTACGGTCGCCTGCGCAGGCGTCAAATTTGCCATGTCGCGCCGCCCTCCTTAAAGCTTGCAGTCCCAGCTCGTGTCCTTGCTCTCGCGCAGGAGGTGCTTTGCTTCGGATTCCTCCTCCGCCGCCGGATCGGGAGGCTCGATATAGGGCTTCGGCTCCTCATAGGTCATAGCCTGTGCGCTGTCTCGCAGGCCCTCGGTCGTGGGGTCTACCACGATGCCGAGGATGACCAGCACCGTGAATACGGCCTCAACAACGGCGATCAGCTTTTCGCCCAGGTCGGTGAGGTCGAGGTTGATACCTGCGACCGCCGCCACCGTGCGGACAAGGACCAAGGCTGCCGGAACGATGGACAGCCAGAACCACTTCTGTTTGATGCGCACTTTCCAGTTAATCATTGAAAAGCTCCTTTCTATCAACGCCGTTTCCGGCGGGTTTTACTTTACTTTCTCGAGGTCTGCAGTAAACGTCCGCAGGGCCTCGAAGAACTCCGGGCTGCGCTCTCCGGTCACGGCTCCCCAATACCCGGCGTAGGCCATGACCAACTGAAGGACCATAACCGCGGCCTTGATGCCTGCGCCGCTGTTGGGTGTGGTGGGAGCTGCCACGTCTCCGTCGGTCGCCGTGGCCTCGCTGTCGCTCTCTTTGTTCGGGAAGCCGCGAGACACCAGCGCCTTGAAGTAGTCGCTCATAGCCGCATCGGTATCTACGTTGCCGCTGTACCCTTCGATCCTGCCGCTGTCGCTCGTCTGCCATAGGTCACACCGGATGCCGGGCGGATTGCTGCTCCACTTCGCGATCCACACAAGGCACCCGTCCGGCAGCTCGTCCGGGCTGATCTTTGACCAAAGCGTACCCTCGCTGGAGTAAACGCCTGGAATATAACCTTTTCCGCCAATCCCCGCGCACCAGCCACGAATGACGTTGAGCAGATCGTCGTGCGAGATGTCAAGCTGCTTTGGCTCTTCTATGTCGAGAAAAACGCCGCACGGCATCGGGAAGCCCCTGAGCACGTCCGTCAGATACCCGGCTTCCGCCATTGCCTGCTGCGCGTTGATCGCATGGCTGTAGCAGTAGCAGCCAACCGGAAAGCCGAGCTCGTATGCTTCGCGGTAGAAGTCAAACGAGGACTTGTCCACAAGCCATGTTCCCTCTGCCAGCTTGATAATGGCGAACTCGTTCCCTGCGTCTTTGATATGCTGGATCGTCAGCCCACGTTGATAATGCGAAATGTCTACTCCGTTCATTATTTTCCTCCTGTCATCACGATCACAAAAAGCGTGACCAGCATACCGATCAAAAATCCAATAAGAAAGCACTCCCAAGCAGGGATGATTGCGAGGTCGCTCAGCCACTCCCACTGGTAATACATCTTGCGCCCTCCCTAAAGCTTAAAAATCAGGATCGAAACGATGGCCCCAACAAGCACCCCGACAACAAACACGCCAATCACAGCCGGGAGTGATTCGGGGCCCAATATCTGCCATTGATACATTTTATTCCTCCTCCATCAATCCACTGGATTCTTTTTCATCATCCTCGTCAGGACGGAGGATGTCCGGCCAGTAGATGATGTCAATTTCGGGCGTATTAAAACCCATACTTGCTCCTCCAAATTATGAGGCTGGCTTCCAAATATAGAAATCTACTGTTGATTGATAGTCCCATTGTTTAACTATTGCATCAGTCTGATATGTATTGGTGCCATCTGTAATCGTTGTGCTTGCTTTAACTTGCCAACCATTTGGATATGCGAGCAAAGCTATGTCGTTGCAGTTTTTTGCTGTATTCCAATAACCAACAGTACTGTACAGGACACTTTCCACTTCGCCTGTTGCAACAAACATATTGTTGTCACCATCCCAGTACCCATTCTGTACATACATAGCTGCATCGTTGCCACCTGTAGATTTAGTCCAAATGTGAACACCTATTGTAGGAGGCACGGGTTTTTCGTACTGCACCCACACGCCACCGACCTTGCGAAATTCAGCAACTATACCATATGTATGGTCAAACGCGCTTGTCATAACTTGGTATTGGATATACAAATCTTCGTTATTGCCAAGTGAAGAAAGTGGAGCAGATGTCCCATAGTAGATAGGCCCATCACCGCCGCTGCTTGGAACAAGAACTGTCACAGGTGCGTATCCATCCACACCGCTCGGTGGATTGTATGTGCCGTTTTGAGTCACACTTAATGGCTGGACAACTGCACTTCCGCTGCCCCCCTGTACATTTACATGAATCTCGCTGAATCCGTCGACTCCTGAAGGCGGGTAATAATCACCGTTTTCGGTGACGGTCTTTGGCTGTAGAACCGGGGCCGCCTGGGAAGGTACATTGACCGTCACGCTATTGTTGCCAGTGGTGTCGTAGGTGCCGTTTGCGGCTACGCTCCGCCCGGTCTGCTCCACAAGCGCCCCGCCGGATACAACCTTGCCATTGTCCGCCGCGCTGTATGTATTCGGCACAGCTACATCAACAGCGCTCAAGCCATCATAGCCCGTGTCGGGCGTGACTGTGCCGTTCTGCGTGGCTGTCTTGCTCTGCAAATTCGGCCCCGGCACGGCGACGCTGACAGAAGAATAGCCGTCCGCGCTGTCATCGACCGCGCTGTAATTGCCGTTCGCTATGATATTTTTGCTGACAAGCACAGCGTCACCGCCGCCGCCCTGCACATTGACCGTCACCCGGTCAAAGCCGTCATAACCGGATGTTGGGATGTACACGCCGTTTCTGGTGATTGTCTTTTGCGTTAGTCGCTTCTTGAGCAGTCGCACGGCGTTGGGCATCTGACCGGGCGTATACTGTGCCTCATTGCCATTGCAAAAACGCAGGGCGTCCGCTATCGCCTTGACGATTGCTTTTGAGATTCTGCCGTATTCTGCCATAGTTCACCTCTCATTCATCGGGTTCAATGGTTATGTCAAAGGTTGCGGAAAGGATTTGGCTGTCAACAGGGCGTGGCCATGAAACAGCGATTGTTTGGTTGCTCTTTTTTTTAAGCTCTTCCCCGCTATATAGCGCATCATAAGCTATTTCAGATGAATTACCAGGGGTGTAGAATTTTCCTTCAGGGTTATATTCCATAAACAATTCATAAGGGCTATCCACACTTCCTAAAAAATACTGGGTTGCGGTGCTGCCGTCGAACCAAGTGTAAAATGGCTCTTTATAGTGCGGATTTAACTTTGGATCAGCTTTTGTACCTTTTATTGGGTATTCAACACCGTCTATAATACGTGTGCCAAGATCCGGCTGAGTTCCATATATGGTAAATTTATACACTGCATATTTCAAAGTTCCGCCGGCGGAATATCTATCTCCGCACACGCCTACGTGCAACAGTCCGCTTGGATTTATTTTAAGGTCTATATGTTTTAAGACCATTTCTGCTGGCGAATAATAATAATCGCCGCTCATAGACAAACTACCGTGGAACGACATGCCATCTTTTTCTGAATAAGAATGTTCCTCATCATATTCAGCAAAGCGTGGATCAAAACTTAGCTCATGCGCCGGGATATACCCGTTGACATACTTATTATTCTGCCAAACAGCGCCATCTTTGTACGCCTGCACAACAATGCCATCAAGGTCGATCGCCTCGCCATCCTTGTAGCTTGTCTTGTCCGGGACGTGCATGATGCGGATTTCATCCGGCAGTTGATCGTCAAGGTCGGGCATCTTGAGCAGGGGCAGGTCAATGTCCATGTCTATGCCGTCCATGTCAAGGTCCATGTTGTCCATGTCAAGAATAACGTCGAAATCGTCCATAAAGTCCGGGTCAATGTCGGGGAAGTCAACGGAGATTTCTTGTTCGACCTTCATGGTGAAATCAACAACAGTCTCTTTTGACCACGATTTGATTTCATCGCCCGCCTCATAAACAACATCATCAACCTTGATTTTCGTGTGCGCCTCTATAACCCACCGCTCTTCGCCGATGATGGTGTCATCATAGCGGATATCAAGTAGGCCCTTGAAAGTGGCCGTGCCGTCTATGTCATCATAGTCAAGCACGAGTTCCTCACCGTTCGGTTCTTCCTTGACGTGTATTTTTGTGTGATCGTCCGGGTCGGTCCAAACGTGGATATCGGTCTTGAAGTCAATATCGGAAATGGGAGAGCCGCCGGGCATATAGATATTAATGTCAGGGATTTCAAAGCCGTCCATGTCTATGCCTTCCATGTCAACAATGGGCGTTCCCAAATCCGGGTCAATGGTGAGCTCAATATCATCTATGTGCCAGTCGTCAATTGTGATGTCATCAATTTTAATGTGCGGCACGTCGATGTCATCAATCCAAACATCCCACTCAGGAAACGGCGTAGGGATGAAAACATTGACGTTCGCCTCTGAATAGCCGTAGTGCCCCTCTTCGGCAGCAACGTGCATGCCGTTATCCATGATGAACGTCGGCCATGCCTGCGTTTCATCATCAGGCACCCAATAGCATGAGCCGCCATCTTCGCCCGCAAGCTTTGTTTTCAGGCGCTTAACACCGTCAAAATGGCGGGATTCGCCGCCCTCATCAATTGTCAGATTCTTACTCATGCGGTTTCACCCCTATACGTTCAATTCAAGGTCGGAAACATTGCCGCCGTTTTCGTGCTTGAATTTTCCGTTATAGTCGCCGTTGCCGCCACGGCAGACGCGGATAAAAGGAACGCCGTTGTCCACGTCAATGATGTAGTCAACGCCGCCCCGCGTGGTGCCGTAGTATGGGAGCGACACATCTACAAGCGCCGTGACGGAGCTGTAGGCATAGACGCCATCGTCCGCCGCTTTGTATGTTCCGTTTCGCGTGACGATCTTGTCCGTTGTCTTTCGTTCATCCTCCGGCACCCAGCGTGTGAAGTCGGCTGTTGTTATTGCCTCTACGGCCTCAAGCTCCTGCTCCACGCCGTTTTTCTCGATGATGATGTCTTTACTCATATAATCGCCACCACCCCGTCTGTGATGCTCAGATCGTCCACAGATACTATCTCAAGGTCGCCGTCGCAGAAGCGCAGGGCTTGCAGATATTCGACCTCGACCTCATTTTGACCCTCCTGCACCGTGCCCGTGATCGTGTCTGTCTCAGGTCGGAAGATATAGCGCTCATAGCCCCATGTTTCGTCGTGGAACGGGTTTTCTATTTCGTAGGGGTACGGCACGGGCAAAGTGTATTCCTTTGTCCCGAGGATGATTTCGATATCCTCAAGGCCGTCCGGGTGATATACGTGCGTGACAATCAGATTGCCGGCGTTTATCAGCTCCACGGGCGTGATTGACAGGCGGGACTTTGCCTGCGTCCCGAAGGTGAAAGCCGCGCCCTCAATAAAGCCCTCTGCGATGATGTTGTTGTCGGCGTAGACTTGCACACGTTCGCCCGGCAGATATTCGCCGTTGTTGATAACGTCCGCCTCCACGGTCGTGCGCCCGAAATAGTAGGTGCTCAAGTGCGTGAGCACATCGTCAATGTTGTCGTCATTGATCAGCATGAGATTATCAACGGTGATTTCATGCACCGGGGCCGCAGCCGGGGCGTCCGGGTTTGCAAAGGACACGGCATGTTTTGACACGATATAGGTGGTCGTGCCGTCCGTTACCCATTGATCCGTTGCGCTGGGCGTACCGGGCGTAAAGCTGTAGGCGAAAGCGCGGACGCGGGTTACATAGTCACTGTAGGTGATTTTCGGCTTCCAGTACGTGTCCTCGCGCGGTATCAGCACAGGCGTGTCATCAATGGGGAGAATCTGTATCTTGTCGCTAAAATAGCTCTTGACGTAAGCGCCGATGACAAGCGTCACCATCTGCAAACGGTTCCTTGCGCTCTGCTCAGGGCAGAAGCCGGAGACGGTAATGCCGTCAAAAGCGCTGTCAAGCGTGTATTCGTCAAGTGCGCGGTCGAAAATGGTCTCAATTACATTCGCTATAGGTTCGTTGTTATACATAACCGGGTCAAGTATTCTGCGCTCAAGGATTGTAAGCACAGAGCTTGCCCGGATTGTCAGCGTTTCTTTATCATGATGTTCTGCGTAGGTGATCCAGTATTTGGCCCATAGCCTGTCCAGATCATCGTAAAGGTACAGATACACGCCGATGTCGATGTTGTCGATCGTGTGTATCTGCACCTGTACATTGTTGATTGGTAACTTATTTCCCGTCAAATCGGTTTGCGGGGAGAAGACAAGCGAGGTGATTTTTGTGTATGTGTTTTCGCCGATTGTTACTTTCATCAGAAAAGCACCTCGTCGATGATCTCATCCAACTGCACGACGGTCCAGCCATCCGTGGCGGAATAGGTGAACGTCGCGCCGTCCTGCACGTTCATTGCCGCCGTGTCCGGAAGCGGTGTTCTGCCGCGTTCCACGACGGTTTCAAGCTCTTTTTCTTTGCTCGGGTGGTTGGCAACAATGGTGAATTGCGTCCCGCGCCAGAAATTTTTATTCCCGGGCATTCTCACCCAAACATCTTGCACGGACGCCACACGCGCCGTGATGGTGATGGTGCTGTTGTTATAGGGCAGCACAAAAATATGCCCGTCTACGGGCTCGGTTAAAAGCTCATAGATACGGGCATATTCTGCTTCAGCGCCGACGGGAACAGCAAGCGTCAAGTCGTATTTCATCCATGTACCCATGACATCGTTGAAATAGGACTTGTCCAGCATCATGCCGGAAATTTCGCTTGCTGTCATTTCCGCCTCGCGCTCAATGCGGCAGGGGTAGTCCCATGCGTTTCCGTCTATTGACCAAACCATGCTATCCCTCCTGCCAGTTTCACGCCGACGCGCTGTGTTTCCTCGTTATTGAGTTGATAGACCGCCCGGCCCAGCTCTGTCCTGTCAAGCTGGAGGATAACGGTCATACTGCGATTATCGCCGCTGTTGCTGCCGCTGCTGATTGTCCGGGCGGGTCCGGCGCTGACAACAGTGCCACGGTCAAAGCCGTTCATGATCTGCCCGCGCAGGTCGAAGCCGTCGCTCACTGCGTCCTTAATGAGGCCGGCGTTGTCCTTGATGCCCTTTGCAAACAGCTCCATCATGTCCGGGGCGTAGGTGTGGAAGTTGGACAAAGGCCCCTCTTTCGGTTCCGAGAAGCCGATTACATCTTTGATCTGCTGGGCGATAGCAATTGCTTTGTCTTTGAGCGCTTCTAACTTCTCCTGCAGGCCCGCAACGAAATTGCCGATGAGGTCACGGCCCCATGTCCCGGCGCTGTCGGCCAGGTTGCGGAATACACTTGACAGGGAGTTGCCGAGCTCCTGCACCTGCGTTCTGATGTCGCCGATTCTTTCACCGATCCCGGCCCGCACGGACTGGATGATATTGGAGCCGAGCGTTTTGGCCTTGTCTGCGAACGTCTTGAAGTAGTTGCCGATACTGTCGCCGATCTTCTTGATCGACTCTGTGAGGGCGTTTGCTTTCTCTGAAACGCCGCCTTGCAATTGGGAGATAAGATTATTGCCGAGCGTCTTTGCGTTGCTCCACGCCTTGGAAAATGAGTCATAGACGCCCTTTGCAATCTTGCTTGCGGAATCGACCACGGTTGACAGCTTCTCGCCGATACCGTTTTGCAGGGCGGCGGTGAAGTTGGAGCCGATAGTCTTAGCGTGTTCCCAGGTGTTGGCCACGGCGTCGCGAGTGTTTTTCGCAATGTCCGCCGCGACTTTGGACAGATCAGAGGCTTTCTCGGAAACGCCGTTGCGGATCAATGTCAGAAAGTTGGAGCCGATTGTTTTGGCTCCGTCCCATGTCTTGCTGATTCCGTCACGGGCAGTTTTGGCGATTTCTGCTGCCTTGCCCACAAGGTCAGACGCCTTTTCAGACACGCCATTCCGCAGGAGTGTAGCGAGGTTTGAACCGAGCGTTTTTGCGCCCTCCCACGTCTTGCTAATGCCCTCCCGTGTCGTTGACGCGATCTTGGTAGCGCCTTCGACAAGCCCGGAGGCTTTTTCAGACACGCCATTTTGAATGTTGGCAAGCAGATTGGAGCCGAGTTCTTTTGCGTTCTGCCAAGCGGTCGAAATCCGCTCACTGGTGTTCTGGGCCGTAGTTGCTGCCGCCTCAAACAGCGTGCTTGCCTTTTCGGCTACGCCATTGTGAATGTTGGTCAGGAAGTTGGAACCGATTTCTTTAGCTGTCTGCCATGCGGTCGTCAAGCTGGTTTTCACGCTCTCGGCTACTTCTATAGCCTTGTTTATCAAGCTGCCAGACTCACCGTTCATGCCATCAACAAGAAGCTTGATAAAGTCCCCGCCATAGGTGTCTGCATCCGAAAGAGGCCCCTCTTTGGGTTTGCTGAACCCGAGGAAATCCTTGATTTTCTGCGCCGTATCGCTTACGGCTTGTTTCAGCTCATTCCACTTTTCCTTGACGCCTGCGACAAAGTTCTCTATGAGGTGGGAGCCCCATTCTTTCAGCTTTTCTTTGCGCTCTTCGTAAGCCTGCTTTATGCTGTTGACAACTTCGATGATCGCGTCTCCGATTTTTGGAATTGCCTCTATGATGCCATCGGCCAATTTTCCAAGCAATTCGACACCGGCATCGAGGATTTTTGGCCCTTCATCGAGGAGCGCTGTAACCAAATTGCTAATTATGGTGGGTGCTTTTTCTATCAAGCGAGGGATTGCCTGTATGAGTCCATCTGCCAGGGCAAGTGTTATCTGCAATGCAGCGTCCACCAGTTTGATGATGGTATCGGGGTCGGTAAGCTTTTCGACTATAGCCAATATGATATTGACAACAGCCGGGATCAACTGAGGCAATGCCTGTATGAGTCCATCTGCCAGGGCCAAAATTACCTGTAACGCACCATCGAGCACTTTTTCTGCATTTTCGGAAATACTTTGAACGACCTGCTGGATTAACTGTATCGCTGCTGGAACCAATTTTGGCAAATTAGAAATGATACCAGTAACCAGCGCGTCAAGTAGGGCGACAGCCGCTTCTAAGACGCGAGGTAGCTTGTCGAAAATAAGCCCGATGCCTTGATCTATCACAGGCCCAAGCTCTTGCAGTGCGCCGCCCAAGCCGTCCTTTCGGAACGCCTCGCCGAGCTTCGACACGGAATCCGTGCCGTACTGCACAAACTCGCGCAGGGTCGGTGACAGGCTATCGGATATAGCGATCTTTGCGCCTTCAAGGGCAGATTGAAACAGCGTTATATCACCCGCGAGGTTATCAAGCTGCGTATCCGCCATCTTTGCCGCTGCGCCCTGCGCTTCATCGAGCGAATCTTTGACGGCGTTGACGGCCTTTCGCGCGTCCTCAAGGCTGATGCCCCAAGTGTGAGAAATCATCTGCGCTGTTTCTTCAACAGACTTGCCGCTTGTGGTCAATTGGTCGCGGATGTCAACGGCGAATTGGTCAAGGCCCCATTCCAGGTCATCAACTGCAATCCCTGTTCCCTCAATCGCCGTCTTAACATCGTCAAGCGGAATCTTCGCATCAAGGATAGATTCACCGATAGCGTCCCAGTCGGACGCTACAGCAGCAAGCAGAGCCTCGGCGGATGCTGTGTCACGGGTATTGAAGATTGCAGAAATTGCCTCAAGCTTTTCCTGCTGCGTCAAATGCGACATTGAAGTATTGAGGTCTTCAAAGACTTCCTTCAACGGCTTCATCTTGCCTGTCGAATCAAAGACAGACACGCCGAGCTTTTCAAAAGCCTCTGCGCCCTCTTTTGACGGGTCAGCAAGCTTTAACAGCATGTTCCGCATGTGCGTACCGGCTTCGCTGCCCTTTACGCCAGCGTTCGCCATTGCTGTCAAAGCGATCTCAAGGTCTTGCACGCCATCTGTACTGGCAATTGCGCCGCTTTCCAACTGGATAAAGCCGCCGTTCAACTCTTTTGCAAGACCTCCGACGACAAGGAACGCATCGCCCAACTGTTCGACGGACGTGTTGCCGGTTGACGCGGCCTTTGCCATCTCATCAACCATGAGGGATGTACGCTCTGCGCTGATGCCAAATGCCGTCTGCGTGTCAGTCACCATGTCAGAAGCGCGGGCCAGATCAAAACTGCCAGCGGCAGCAAGGCTCAAGACGCTCGGCAGCATGTCCATGCTTTCCTGCGCGTCGTATCCAGCGAGAGCCATATAGTTAAGGGCTTCTGCCGCCTGCGTGGCAGAAAACGCGGTATTCGCGCCGAGGAACTGCGCGAACTCGCGCAAGTTACCCTCAAAGTGTCCGAAAGATGTATCAGCGCTTCCGACTTCTTGTTGGAGCTCTGCAACTGTCACGCCCATTGTCGCCGCCACCTGAGACATGGCGACATCGAACTGCATCCCGGTATCAACGCTTGACTTGCCAAAAGCGATTACCGCAGTTCCGGCGGCAGCGAGGGCAACGCCAGCGGCCTTTACGCCGGTGCTAATTGCTGCACCAATTTTGGAGCCGCCTCTTTCAGCATGGCCACGGGCGCGGTCAAGCCCGTTCTCATATTCAGTTGAATCAAGGGACAATTTGGCAAAGAGGTCAAATACCGATCCCGCCACTACTTACCACCTCTCATTCTCTGCCAAATGCCGTCGGTGATCTCCCGGCATGTGCGCGTGTCTTCCGGTTCTTTCGACTCCGGTTTCTGCGGTTTTGTCATGTCAATCCAGCGCTTTGTCAGTGTTGATCCGACATCGACCACGCCGACGCCGGGGACAACGGTCTTTGAAGCGTTTTCTGCTATCACCTTGAGCGCGTCGGTGATATAAACATGCAGGAGCCTGTTGTCAAGCTCCTGCAATTCCCTGGACTGAGCATAACGGATGAACGGCTTTAGCTCTCGCCGCCCTCGGTATTCGCCGTAGCAGAGCCAGAAGATTTTTTGTCGCTCTTCTGACCCTGCGAAGTAAAAAGCGCCTGCACTTCCGGCTTGGTGAACAGGCCCAGCACCTTCATGAAGAAAGCGCCGGGGGACGGGACGCGGTATTCCTCCACGGGTGTTTCTTCCAGCGCCGCGAGGATAGCAATGCAGGCTTCCTTATGATTTTTGATTGCAGGCTTGACGGCTTTCAGCGGAGCGCCGCCGCCATTGAGAATCTTTTGGAGCTCGGGGTCAGACAGAATCTCCGTGGCGGGTTCCATCATGTCGGCGAACATGTCAAGCCGCTCTTCGTTCGTTCTCTCAGCCAGTGCCATGCGTTATTCCTCCGTTGCTACGGCACTGATCATCAGTGCGCCGGTGACCTTGGGGATGCTGATCGCGCCGCTTGCCTCGGTGTACACAAGGCCGGTCACATCAACGCCGCCCATGGCGACAGTGACAGCGTCGATCGCGTAACCTTCCTCGGCGGACAGCGTGGCAGTGTAGGCCGCATCACGGGTGACGGTCGTTGCCGTATTGGTGGTCTCGACATGCGTGAGCGCATTGCGTACCGGATAGGTGCTGCCGGACTCCTGGGGCGGGATGTCATAGAATTCCATCGGCATGTCATCCTGCGCGTTGATGGACACATGGCCGGTGATGGTCATCTGATTGGTGCCCTTGCCGTTTTTGGTAGACTGGATATTCAGCCCGCCGGTGCTGATGGCGTTCTTGAGGCAGACAGCATAAGCGCCGCCGTTGGCCTTGTCGCCCACCCACCAGAGGTCGGCGAAGTCAGTCAGATTTACATTCCGGCGCGGGACGATCTTCTCGACGCCATTGGCAAGCGTGGTCTTGTCAGCAGCGCCGAGCGCCCAGACGGTATTGGCGGAGTTGAACTTTATGGAAGAAAACGCCATAGCGCAGTTCCAGCCGTCAAGGTGCTTGAACTCCATCATGTTGTTGGGGACGTTATCCACGTCCTCGCCGAAATCGCTGTATTCCGGTTCGCATGTGGGATTGATGCCGCCCGTAGTCGTGGCGATGATCTGCGCATCGGTGGGCGTAACATAGGGGTTCGCCGGGTCAAAGCTGGACAGCAGTACACCAGCATCAAGCTGGAGCGCGTCCATTGCGTCGGACGCAATGCGGGTAAAGATGCCCATAAGCTATTCTCCTTTCAGAATGTGATAAAAAAGGACGGCTGTTATGCCGTCCTTTAGGTTGATGTTAAAAAGTTTACGTTGATATTGAGCACGACGCGCCGCCAGCCAACATCTGCGGGCGCTTCGTCGCTTGTAAAGGGCTGCCCGGCGGTGATCCACAGGTAGCCGCCGTCAACGGGTGTCTCATAGCCCTGCCCGATTGCCGCCCGTATCTCGTCGGCTTTGGCGTCAATCTCCGTCCACGATGTAGAGCGGTGGAAAAGCGAGGCTGTCAAGGCGATAGGCTCTGTGTAGTCCCCGGCGCGGAACTCATATTCGATGCGCTTTTTGTCGAAGCCGAGTTCCTGCGCTGTTGCCTCGTCAATGTCTGACTGCTCATTGATGCAGGGCCAGCCAAACATTGACCAAAAAGCATGGATTGCTGCACGTTTTGTCATAGGCGGTTACTCCGTCAAGGCGTACTCTTCCGCGCTGACTTGGCGCATGTCAAGCGTTGCGCTCTTGGGTGTGGCCTTATCGTCGCCGTCGGACGTAGCACGGAAAATCTTGCCGTCCCGGACGCGCTTGAACACTTCGTGAAACTGCAAGTTGATGTTGCGCGGCGTCGTGACCGTGTAAAGGCTTGTAAGCCCCTGCATAGCGCCGACACGGGCAGCAGTTGAATTGTCGAGCACAGCAGCGGCTTGAAACTCAGCGCCCTCGATCCATTCTCTTGTGAAGCCGCCGAGGCCGTCCGACACGCTCCTTTTGTCGAGCATAACAAAAGGCTCCATCATGTCAGATAAAAGAGACATTCAACCGCCCTCCTAAATCTTGCGCAACTGGTTAAGCCGCGCCGCAAATGCGCTTTTCCAGTCTGCGGTTGTGCCGCTACTCTTTGTCCCGGCGCCGACACTTTTTGAGTAACTATATCCGCCGAATGATTCTGCGAAGTACGGCGACATGGATGCCGCGTCCGGCGCCTCGTATTTTGCCCGCCATGCGGCGATCTCAGCCGCCAGCTTAATGACGGGAGGCGGCACAGCCATAGCCCACACAGCGCCGTCAAAGCTCTCCTGCTTGTTGTCCGCGTCTGGGTAAACATGCACCCCGTCGGCGAATGTGGAGCCAATTATGCGGTAATATTGACCCTCTGCAAGGCCGACAGCGATTCCGTCGCAGTAAACACCGCCGTCCGTGCCGATGGTGATGCTGCCGATATACCGCACCCTGTCAAACCAGTTGCGGATTTCTTGACACAGCTCAGTCATTGGAATGTCCATGCCGCCAGCCTCCTTAACCGAGGTACTGTCCCATAACAAAACCGCCGCCGGCGACGGCCTTCCAGCCGCCGGGGGCTTCAATCGTGCTGTCAAGCGTGATCTGCTCACCGTCTTCCAGCACACGCAAAACGGGCGCATTGAGCGCCGGGTGCTGACGAAGATTCAGGCCCGGCGCGGAATGCACAGTTGCGGTGACTGTGGAGTCGATGATTTCAGGCTCGGCAGCAGGGGCGGCTTCTTTTTTAGGCCGCGCCATATCAGCCGTTGGCGACGGTGCCCTTCACAACGCCGTCGCTGTACTCGACCATGAACCGGATGCCGCTCATGACCAGGGACTCGACCTGTGCGCGCTCCTGCGTGGGATAGCCGGAGGAAATGCCGACATAGCCCGTCTCATCGGCGGTCATGTCGAATGCCTGCATAGCCTCGGCGCTGACGGGGACGTAGTACATGATGAGGTTCTCTTTCGCCGTGGAATACACGGTGTTCACGGGAACGCGGCTGTTGAGGATGACAGTGCCCATGCCGAGGAAGTCCTCAATGTAGGAGAAGCCGAAAGCGGTCTGTGTGGTGATCGTGGCGGTCGCCAGATAATCGGCGATGGTAAGGGGGTGGATGAAGTGAACGATCTCGGCGCTGTCGTTCTCAAAGAGCACCTGCAGATTGCCCCAAGTCTTGGCAAGCACGGCCTGCAGCGTGGAGCCGGTGACGATGGTGCCGACGGCCTCAACAGCGGGCTTGTAGCCCTCCTGACCTTCGGTGCCGCTGGCCTCCTGGGCCGCCACGACGATGCCGGACAGATAGTTGAAAAAGTCGGCGCGGATGCCGTTCTGTACATCAGACAGAAGCTTGTTGTCCGTCTCGCGGACGGCTTCATTGTAGCCGGATTTCAGGATGCTTTCGGCGGTGGACGCCTTGCGCCACTTCTTGAGGTTGATTTCGCCGACAGGGATCTTGTTGCGCTGATACTGCGACAGGGGGAT